AAGGAGATTTTGCAGGAGCAGCAGAGAGCGCAAAAAATGCAGGAAAAGAATTATTTGACGTTGTTACAGGTGTAGACGATAGTTTTGAAAAGACAGTAGAAACAGTTACTAAAGTAGCAGAAGCGACTAAAAATTATGTAGTCGAAACAGTAAGTGCAGCTAAAGCAAATGTAGATTTAGGTAAACAAGCTGAAATAGCAAGAGTAAGACAACAAGGTATTATAGAAAGTTTTGATTTACAAGCAGAGAAATTAAGACAGGTACGAGATGAAGAAAGAAATACTATAGAAGAAAGAATAGCTGCTAATAATCGTTTAAAAGAAACATTAGACGAACAAGAAGTCGCTATGCTAAAACAAGTAGATTTACAAATAGCTGCAGCACAAGCAGAGTTTAATAAAAATCAAAATCAAGAAAATACTATAGCATTATTAGAAGCTCAACAAGAAAAAGAAGCAGTACTTGCACAGATAGCAGGATTTAGAAGTGAGCAATTAGCTAATGATTTAGCGTTAAATAGAGAAAAATTAGAATTAGAAACTTCTATAAAAGATGCAGAAGCGGAAAGACAAATAGCACAAAGAGAATTTGATGCAGAGCAAATAGAAAGTGAACAGATGCGTCTTATAGCACAAAAAGCATTTTTAGAAGAAGAAAGATTATCAGAAGAAGCAAGATTAGAAAGTAAAAGAGATTTATATAAACAAGGTACTCAAGCGTATGCAGACGCACAAAACGAATTACTAGCATATCAACAAGAAGCAGGAAATAGAGAACTAGAAATTGATAAACAATTAGCAAAAGCAAAAGAGCAGAATATAACTAACGCTCTTGGCTCTATAGCATCTATAGTAGGTAAAAATAGTAAGTTTGGAAAAGGCATAGCAATAGTACAAGCAGTTAGAGATACTTTCGCAGGTGCGAATAAAGCTCTTGCAAGTGCGCCACCTCCATTTAACTTTATTTCTGCTGCCGCAGTTGTAGCAGCAGGTATAGCGAATGTTAAATCAATAACTTCAACGCCTGAACCTGCACCACCTTCATTTGCTAAAGGAGTTGGAGGAGGCGGAGGTCAAAACATACCAGTTCCGTCAGCACCACCTGCATTTAACGTAGTAGGAGCTTCAGGAGCAAATCAATTAGCAACAGCAATAGCAGGTCAGCAAGAGCAACCAGTAAAAGCGTATGTAGTTTCAGGAGATGTTTCTACAGCGCAAGAACTAGATAGAAATATAGTACAAGGAGCAACTATTGGAGGAAGTTACAACACTCCTTTTGGGAGAGTAAATTTTGGTTAAAAATATAAAAAGTAATTAAAAATACGATATATAATTATGAGAATAGTCGAATTAATATTAGACGAAGAACAAGAAATTTCAGGAATAGAAGCGATTAGTATAGTAGAGAATCCTGCAATAGAAGAAGATTTTGTCGCATTAAAATCACAAGAAATAAAACTAGCAGAAATTAATAAAGAGAAACGTATTCTTATGGGAGCTTTATTAATACCAAATAAACCGATATATCGCAGAAACGGAGAAGATGAATATTATATATACTTCTCTAAAGACACGGTATTAAAAGCATCCCAACTTTATTTACAAAAAGGCAACCAAAACAATTCAACTTTAGAGCATCAGCACTCTTTACAAGGTTTGTCTTTAGTAGAATCGTGGATTATAGAAGATGAAGTACACGATAAATCAAGAAAGTATGATATGCAACTTCCTATAGGTACTTGGATGGGAGCGGTAAAAGTAAACAATGAAGATATTTGGAATGAGTATGTAAAAACAGGAAAGGTTAAAGGTTTTAGTATTGAGGGTTACTTTGCTGACAAAATGGAAAGACCTAAAGAGCAAATAAATGACTTTGCAGACGTAGAAGCTGAAGCAGAAGAATTATTGTCAGAAGTAAAAGGTATTATTAGAAATGACAAGAGATATAAGAAAGGAAAGAAAATGATAATGGAAAGTTATAGTGACTACCCAAGTGGTGTGAAAAATAATGCTAAAAGAGGTATTGACTTAAACAAGAAAGTAAATAATAAATGCGCAACAGATGTAGGTAAGATTAGAGCGCAACAATTAGCACAAGGCAAACCTATTTCAAAAGAAACGATTAAGAGAATGTACTCTTATTTATCAAGAGCAGAAGAATATTATAATGAAGGAGATAGAGAAGCGTGTGGAACTATCTCATATTTACTATGGGGTGGCAAAGCAGGTTTAAGATGGAGCAAATCTAAATTAAAAGAATTAGGAGAAATAGAATTAGCATCAATGAAAGTAAATGATGACTTTGCAATTATAGACGACAGATTAGCATATTCATCAAAAGAAAGAGCAGAGGAGATAGCTATAGATTTAGGATGTGAGGGCGTACACGAACACGATTTTGAAGGACAGATATGGTATATGCCTTGTGAGTATCACGAACTGAAAGCACCTTGTCAAGCAGGGTACGAGCAGTATGGAACGAAAATAAAAGACGGTAAAGAAGTACCTAATTGCATACCAATAAAATGAAATTTAAAACTACATCAAGCAGAGGACAAAAAGTAAATTATATACCTGCTAAATCAAGCAGAAAAGGTGGTCGTACAGCGTGTTTATGTTGGGACACGAACACTTATAGTATAGAATGTTGCGATGGCTCGTTACACGCACAAGGAATAGGAAACATATATAGAACATCATAAAATTAAATAAAAATGGATACAAGAACATTAAAAAAAATCTATAGTAAATTATCAAAACAAGATAAGACAGAACTAAAGTCAGAAAAAGTTGAATTAGCTTTAGTTGATGACATAGTAAAAACATATAATAAAATTAAATCTGATGCTGACGGTTTATTTATGGATGTTAGAAGGGCTGCGCAAGATGTAGATAAAGTTGCTATTGATGCCAAAGCTGTGTTAAAAAGAATACAAGCTACTGAATCAGATGTAAAACAAATAATTAAAGCAACAAATGATTTAGGTGTTGAAGTACCATCTGAAGCAAAAGTTGCAATTAGACAATTAGATGCTTACAGAAGCGATATGGCAGAATTAAGTCAAAGAGCTGATAAAGCATCAACAGGTTTATTTGCATTGTTAGGTTAAAATAATAGATAAAAAAAATAATATAACTATGAATCCAGAAACATTAAAATCAGTTTATAAAAAAATAAACAAAGAGGAATTAAAATCAGAAAAGATAGAGTTGGCATTAATAGATGACTTAAAAGATTTAATACAAAGAGGAAGAAAAATAGAATCAGATTTAAGCTCTGAACTAAATAAATACAATGGTCTTTTAAGAGCAGGAGATACTTTTAAAAATAAATATGGAGAACTAGTAAAACGTGCAAATGATTTAGGTGTTCCTGTTCCTTCTGAATTAAAAAAGCTAGAAGATATAGCAGATGGTTTTATAAAAAAAGGAAATGCTTTAAAATCAGTAGCTAATCTCTTTTAGATAAAAATGCAAAATAAATAACCTTAAACGATATATATATATGAAAGCTACAGAAATGTTAAATCAAGTAAAAAATTTGTTAGGAGTGGAACTTTCAGAAGAAGTTAAACTTGAGCAAATGAAATTAGATAACGGAACTGTTTTAGAAGCAGAGGCGTTTGAAAAAGATAATGAAGTTTTTATAGTTACAGAAGATGAGAAAGTACCAGTACCTTCAGGAGAGTATTCACTTGAAGATGGTAAAATTCTTGTCGTTGAAGAAGGTATTATTTCTGACATCAAAGAAATGGAAGAAGAAGTAGAGGAAGAAGAAGCTACTTCAGAAGAAGAATTAAAAGAAGAAGTATACGCATCTAAAGACGAAGTATCTGAACTAAAAGCTATCATTGAAGATTTAAAAGCTAAACTTGAATTAAAAGATCAAGAAACAGCAGAAGAAATCGGACTTGCAATGACTACTATGTTATCAGAGCAAGAGAAAGTAGAAGAAGCAGTAAAAGAAGAATTATCTAAACCTGCTGCAGACCCTATTAAGCACAATCCAGAAGGAGAAACAAAAAAACAAAATCACTTGTACGCACAAAAAAGAAACTTAAGTACAAGAGATAGAGTATTACAAAAAATAGCAAACTTTTAAAATAAATAAATAATTATGGCGACTACAGTAAGTATAACTAGTACATATGCAGGCGAATTTTCAGGGAAGTATATTTCTGCTGCCCTATTAAGTTCTCCTACATTAGAAAACGGTAACATCGAGATTAAACCGAATGTTAAGTACAAAGATGTAATCAAAAAAGTAGCAACTGATTCTAACGTAATCAAAGACGCTACTTGTGATTTCACAGACACAGCAACAGTAACGTTGACTGAAAGAATCCTACAACCAGAGGAGTTTCAAGTAAATCTTGAGCTTTGTAAAAAAGATTTTATCTCTGACTGGGAAGCAATTGAAATGGGTTATTCAGCATATTCAAATATGCCACCTAAATTTTCTGATTTCTTAATCGGACACGTTGCAGGATTAGTAGCAGAGAAAAACGAGCAAAACATCTGGGGTGGTGTAAACGCTAACGCAGGAGAATTTGACGGATTTACAGTTACTATGTTAGCTGATTCAGACGTAAACGATGCTGCTAACGATTCACAAACTGCATTTACTTCATCTAACATCGTTTCTTTATTAGAAAATGTTGTTGA